TATTATCCTTCTGAACCAACTTCAGATTTAACTGAAACTTTATCAGATGTCAAGATAATATCTTGAGCAGCTAAATTAGCACGGTATAATGTTTCACGATAAACAGTTTGACCATTATGCTTAATAACATCACCATCTTTACCTGCTCTTTTAGGATTTTGTCCTTCATAAGCTGGAGATAATGTCTCAGAAATAATAATTTTACCATCAATCTGAGTGCCTACTGGATATTTAAATACATTAGCATCTTTTACTTTTAAGAAACCTGAAAGTTCTGTTTCAAAACCAGCATCATTGAATCTGGATTGAGTTACACGAATTGCGGTAATACCTTTTTCACCTGCATAAGAGTGATTACCTTTTGAATCTGGGGTTACTGTTACTTTTGACATAAATTTTGTTTTTGAATTGTTTTGAAAATTAATTTGATTTGATTTGTGTTCATTTAGAGTTTAATAGAACTAAAACCAAGATTATTACTTATCTTGACAAGTTTTGCCTACCAGTTTTTAAATTATTAATTAACTGCAATAGAGCTGTTTTTGAACTAAAATAATAGTGTTTAACAGACAATTAAAGACATAATAAAGAATAGTATAACTACTCCTATAGCCATTACTGTTGAATGAAGCTCAGTATTGCTAGTCTTTTTTATTTCAGTCTTAGAAGACAAACTAGCAAAATCTGAGTTTAAATTATTTAAATGATTTATGTTTTCCATAAATTTAATTTAGAGATTACAAAAAGGTGGAGTAATGATGAATTAATTAATAGGAACTATTAAAACCAAAAACTAATCCAATTTCATTACTCCAATATGAAATACACCATAGACGAAACCAAACCTTAAATATTTCTAAATAAGGAAAACTATGAAATATCTATGGTATATTTTTAATGTTTTTTAATTTTAATAGGTATTTTATCTAATTCAAATAGTAAAGATCCTTTTATTTCTTTAATACCAATTATATGATAAGTATTTAATATAGTTAATTCTCCTTGAGGATTAACCATTGTTACTGCTGATAGTTCCATAATTAATAATAGTTTGAGTTATTTAATTCATTATAATGCCAAATAAACATTGCCACTATATAACATATAATAGATAATGCTAACCAATAAAAATTGATTAGCAATAATCCAAATATAAAAGATACAGAACCTAATGCAATAAATGCAATTACTGCACATAATAATAATATATTTTTTATCATATAATTATGTATTCCATTTTAAAGTTCTTTTATATTTCTTCTTAGCTTCTTTTAATAAAGCTTTTTCTTCAGGAGTTTTGATAAAACAAGCTCTATCAATAACTAATCTCCCTGTTCTATCTGTTTCTGCAGTAAGAGATTCTCTTCTTGCAATAACTTCTGGATGATAGTACCCTTTTTGTTCTTCTTTCATAGTTTTAGTTTTTTATTTTTATTTTAAATTAATACTTTACATTTAGGTATTGTAACAAATCCTATTTGAATATACTCAATAGCTTCAGATATAACTTTAGCATCAACTAAAGCTTTATACATACCTTCATTTTCTGAATAATCTTTTATTAAGATTTCATCATTATTAAGTTGTTCATCTGGAAAATTAACTGTTGCTGTAGCTATTGGTGAACCATCTTCAGCATCTACTAATTGTAATGCTATTCTGTTATTTGGATATGTTTTCTTTTGAACTATACAATCCCATTGATTAAATGTTACTTTCATATTAAATTTTATTTAGTATTTTTATGTACATCAGATTGCATTTCTTCATAATCTATATTCGACATTGGTTGAATAGAGTCTTGTGATTCTATTTTACCTTGTTGTTTTACAAGATAAACAGCCATAAATAAACATCCTATTATTAATAAGATGATAACTAAGATTGCTGTTATTATTGACATAATTTTTCAGATTTAGATTTATAATTAGTCCATACTGTCCAAGCAAAGCACACAGGTATAATGCATACTGCTGCTGTAAATACTGCTACTACACCAAATAAAGATTCGGCTACTGCAATTAATGCTACTGCTGATAATGATACAGCTAAGATTACACGGAAAATATATCCTGTGTCGTTTGTTTTTTTCATAGTTTTTAGTTTTAAAAGTTTATTAATATTATTTAAAAAATATAGCGTATTGTATTCCAAGGAATTATCTCATTATGTAGTTTTATAAAAGAATTTATAAAATCATTTTTTAAATAATGTTTATATCTTACATTCTTACCACCATATTGAGATACTTTGTTTTCTTGTATTGTAGGAACCCATAAATATTCTTCTTCACCTGGAATGTTATTAATCATATTATAAATATGTTTATTTTCATTGTGAGTAAGAAATATTACTTCAGCTTTAACAATATTTTTATGACTAACATAATCATTAACCATATTAAATAGATGTTTATATTCTTCTAACCAATTACCTGCAACTATTACAGGACTAAAATTTATATGAACATCATATCCTGCATCTATAAATGTATCAATAGCTTTAATTCTATCAATAATTTTAGATGTATTAGGTTCTAATTTATCAGACATAATTTGAGGCATTAAACTAAATCTAATTCTAATTTTACTTTTAGAATTATAATCTATTAAACTTAGATTCACATACTTTGTAGCAAATGAACCCATAGCTGTAGGATGTTGTTTAAAGAAATCAAATATTTTTTGCCATTCATGATATTTAGCATGTAAAGCAAAATCTTCATTGCAAGAAATATCATATGTAATATACTCATTATGAGTTTGATTAGGTTTTTCAACATCAACAAAAGCACAATGATTATTAATTTCAGTTAATATATCCATAGTATTTTTTGCAATATCTAAACCTTCAGCTTTATGTCTTTTCATGTAACAATATCCACAATTATATAAACAACCATATCCAAAACTTGGACTAATAAAATCAGTTGACCTACCACTAGGTCTTATAAGCATTGATTTTCTTATTAATTCTTTTATCATTTTATTAGTCTTGTTTTTTAATTAGTTCAACAACTTTATATGTTTCATTTTCTGCAAATGTTATCATATCTTCTTCGCTAGTTAACCATGCATCATTATATTTTATACCTGAAAGATGCATCATTTCATGAAATACTAATGCTGTTGTTGCAATATCATTATTACATCTGCTTAGATTTATAAACACAAATGGTTTGCCATCAGTAGGAGATATATTACAAAATCCTGCTATATAAGCATCTTCAGTAGTATTATTATATTTCTCACAATCAGCTAAATTAAGACCATGCATTTCAGTTACATCAAAATGTTTAAATACATCACAAGGACTATAACTAAGTATTAAAGTGTATAGTGCAAACTTAAATATTATCATAATTAGTTAGTTTTAAATATAAATACTATAATAGATCCGGTCGCCTATGTTGATATAAAATCATTAACACGTTCATCAGAACATTTCAGGGCTTTCGGTTTTATTAAGCCACTTCACTATTATAGTAAATGATTTTTGATTTATAACCCCTCTGCACTCAGTTGTTATTGGTTGTACTCAAGACCAATATTCATCACATCTTACCTATCAGGACATCCTGTGGTATTATCCACATTACTACCTGCTTTTTATGCAGCACCCATAACTTATGGGTAGTGAGGAGACGCTCTGTGTGATTACAACTGCTCATCCTTGGGAGACTATTGACTACATTACAAGTGCCCTACTCGCTACCACTATTTCAGGTTCAGTACCTGCTTATGTAAATTGTCAATAATGTAGTTTCACATCTTTGGTTACTGACTCATCTTGTATTTCTACTAGAGTAACTGACACTAAGATGCTTATACTACATGAGTTGTGGTGCATTAATTAATACTAGTTATCTGAACTCTAGTAAACGCCTCTAACTTAGAGGATAGTCCTACATATACAACTCTGATTGCTCAGACTTCTGTAAAACGAGAAGCATTAACAAGATGAGGATAGTTCTGATTTATAATACCACAATCAGTTTCAACAGCAAATTGTTTGTGAGTAGGATTCCATGCTATATACATTGTATATCCATGATGTTTATAGCTTTCCATAAACTCTACCCAATCTCTGTTACCTGCTGTATAACCACAACTTTGTAATTCTATAGCTTTGTTGTTAATGATTTCCCATGAATCAGAAAGAGAAAATCTTTCAGAATCATCTGTAGGAATAGCATCTTGATAATGAAAATCATATTCATCTTGATAATCATCTAGATAATCATTTTGATATTGTTCATTAATATTAGCATCAGTATAACCAATATTATATATTTCTAAATATAATTCAGGGAACTGTTCTTTGAACTGTTCAACTTTTGTTTTATAGTTAAATGTAATTGATTCCATAGTAATAGTTTTTAAAATTAGTTAATCCATAGTGCTTTACAGTTATTCCAGCACCAACTGACTCTTTTATTGAGTTTTAAAATGGAAGACCATTAAGATTATTACTAATAGTAGTAGGTTTTTCTAATTCTCTTTGTTTAGAATGTTCCTCACGTGATTTTAGCATATCTAAATATTCTTCGTATGTCATATCATAAAGCTTAGCTTCAATATAATCATAAGAAGAAAATTCTTGTATACCTCTTTCTAGTAAATCTTTCTTTTGATAGTCTGTTATAGTAAAAATATGATCGTGATCTCCACCATAAAATGGAGCTAAATACATATTATTTCCTACTATTCCTAATATTTCTGTTGTCATTACTTAATGATTTTAATATCAGTAATGATAACAACAGGCTCAGGAATAAGGATTCCAGATGGTAATTTAATGTAGTTCATAGAGTTTGATTTAGAGATTTAACATAAGAAAAGCTTATTTGTGTTGAGCTACCAACTCTCAACAAGTATCTAGAATACTGAATTATCCAAACTAAGCAAGGTTTGGTGGTGTAATTTCATATAGTGTTCTACTTTGAACTATATATCAGGTCGTTAATCTGAATCTCTATAATATTGTAAGTAATTATAAATACTATCTGATTCTCTACAGCAAATGATTCACAAGAGCTTACCTTGTTACGCACTACCATTTATAGCCTGATTCACATGAGGTTTATTTTGCTGAGATACGCACTATGATAGGTTTATATTATAATTACTTACGTTATTAGGTTGTAATAGTAAGTTAGAAAGGTTAATAATAATGCATTTTTTTGAAATGGTATTGTTGAGATAGTTGGTAGAGATGGATGGGTTGATTCTCAGCTAGTTACGTAGCTTACCTAAACTATTACTTTAAGTTAATAAATGCCCCCACACACTCAATTGTAATATCAAATGGAACTTATAAGTCCAATACATTCCACCAAATACATGGTTTTATCTGTAGATATTACAATTACTGGAACAGGGGCAAATATCAATTACCTTGTGAATAATGTATAGCTTCTAAAGCTAATGCAATACTCAAATGTACATCAATAGTTATTACTTCTCTCATTTTGAATAGCTTTAGGTTGAATAACTTCAAATACTACACTGTTATAAGGATTAATACCTAGTCTTAATTTACCAGTGTACATCATACCTTTATTACTAGTAAGCTTACCGTGCTTAGTAGTAACTATTATTCTACTCATTATAATGAACAGATTAATACAGATAATACAATAACACATGCAAATGCACAAGCTAACACATAGTTAGCAATAACTTCAATTTTTTTCATAGTTTTTTTATTAGAGATTGATATTAAGAAATGAAAAGGGATATTTCTATCCCTCTTGATTTTCAAGTTGTTCTTTTTCTTCATGCTGAATCTTCTTTATAGTATTAAGTAAAACATTGTTAATACTATCTATATCTTCTTTAGGAACAATACCTTTATATTCTTGTTGTATTTTCCATAAAAGTTCATATATTTTTTCTGTTGCAGGTTTCATAGTTTTTTATTTAATAGTTTTGAGAAATGTGTTTTACACCTAAAACTTTGATTTTACATACTTGCTTAAACTTAGTGCTTATTAAGCTAACCTATTTTAAGATATGTTCAAAGAAACTGGTGCCCTCAACAACTTGGGAAGAGTTAAGTTTATTTAGAGATTTAAGACCTATCCTTCGGATAGTTAAATTAATAAGCAAACTGATATTGATACTGATACTGATAGTTATTAAGCAACAACCAAGGTATCTGAACCACACATTAAGCAACAATCACAGTATCAAAACCCTCAACATTTCTGTCAAGGGTCTTAT